ATTCTCTTTGCTATAATTAAAATTGGAAAGTTGCCGGTTTGGACGCGCCGGTTGCCGCGCGACTATTATTGTCAATAGATTTAAGAGCTGGAGTATAGGTTACTACTACTCCGGGAATTGAACTAGGATACCCAATAGAGAAGTCATCTCCAAGGGCTTGATAAATGTCCATGGTAATTGTATTACCTGAAACAGAATACCAGTCATAACGAACGCCATAGTGAGTTTCAAAATGGTAATTGTCTGACCCTATTTCATTAGGAAAAGAAGTTCCACTAAGAACATAAGGGAAATAAAAAGGTATTTCAATTTCGAGTGGAAGTCGGGTTATAGTGTCACTAAAGGTAGCACCTTCAAAAGGACTTGCTATCAAAGTGGAAGATGCCATGTCTTCATGACTGTTAAAGACTCGCAATGAACCAGGAGATACAGAGTATAGTGGCAGAAATTTCAATCGGAAACTCCCTCTCCAAAACAAGAAGGATTGGATGAAACAAGCAAAAGCGTCATCTCTTGCAGACAAAGTGACATAGTTCTCACTGCTAGATGACCTACCACCAGTTACAAGAGTGTTAACAGCAATATAGAATTCCGAATTTGCTGGTGCTGTTGAATTGCTGTAATAACAGGTGTAACGTTTAAACAATTGAGTCCATCGAGTAATTTCCTCACCCATGTTAATGCCTTCAATTATAGTGGCACTAGCGGGAATAATTGCTTTAAATTCGGTTTTGAATAGTTCTCGAGGAAAGTGAGTTGTTGTTTGCATTTCGCTGTAAAATCGTTTTTCTTTTGTAGATACTCCTGTGGTAGGATACCAAGGTTGTTTCTTGGCTGTAAATGTATTAGCATTCATCAAACGAGAAGTTGGACGTGCCACTCTAAAATCAGAGGCTCCGGCCATCCAAACGTTACAGTCAATGTTAGTATCACTAATAGTTTCACCAGATGTAACAGTGTTAATAAGATATAAACTAATCCATCCATTGAAACGAGCATTTTCTGGATCTGTTGAAACACCAGGTATGTCATATTTCATCCACAATCGATCTTTAAGGAATGGAACAGTAAAGTTGTAAACAGTGTCTCCAGTAATGTCTACAATTTCTGATATAACGTTTCCTCCTCCTACATCAGTGCTAGGTGGAATATCGTCAGTCCAAACTATACGAATCCGACTTGTGGTAAATTTGCTAGTTACAAAATGTAAACTGAACTTCAAAGATCCAGTCCAGTATTGGAAAAATCTGGCAATATTGCCCACGGGAGAAACCCAGCCAACTGTAAAAGAATTGTCAGCCAGATCTGTTTCTGTGGTAATTTCAGCCAATGAGGGATAAACAGGGAATGAAGTAATTAATGCTCCAGGATTTTTAGTGTCATCCCAGGAGAAGTTTCGAACTATACCTGGTAGTTTCTTGTAATTTTCAAACATATCGTAATCAACATCTGTTCTAAAAATAGTGGTATCCACTGCCACATGGTTTTCAGGATCGCAACTTAATTTTTGGGTCATTTCTAGTCCTGATGTGTGACAATAATCTGCTGTTGGTTTGGCTAGTACGTAAGTAGGTGCCGCAACTGAAGTATTTTTCGACATACTAGCTGAAATTAATCTAGCGCCCATAGCAATACCTTGTGGCACATTGAAACCAACCTTACCTATAGTTTCACAAGCATCAGCCGTTACATTTAAGACTTCCTTCATGGTGTGTTTGGTATCACGTATGTTGCGTTCAGATTGCATTTGGGAAACATAACGCATTCCCATAACTTTAGGATTAACAAATTCAGCATTTACTGTCACATGAAGATGCGGGGTGGTTGTACTTGAAATTACTTTTAACGGACTTAGGACAAAGATTTGTACTGTTCCTATTAAGCCATTGGTCGAGTCAGCGTGCTTAGTTGTGTCAATGAAAGTCGTGGCGCCAATATAAGGAATTGTGAATTCAGCAACGTTAGATACTCCGGCACTTACTATAACACTGTCACAATGACTAGCGTTTTGTAAATTGGTCATACGATAACTTGCAGAGCTATCTGGATTGTATCCGGGTACCCAAGCTACTAACAATTGTCCTTGATGGAACGCCGTAGAATTCACACGCACAGAAACCTTGACATCTGCTTTGAAATATTTGAAATTTTCAATAATTCTTGCAATAAAAGG